GGCCTTGAGGGGCCAGGAGAGATCGTGGTGGCGGACGGGGAAGCGAGGACACCGTGAGCCCCACAGATTTCAATCGGCGCATCAAGGAGTTGACCGAAGCCGCTCGATTTTCCGCGCCCGACGACCAGCCGGCCATTTGGGCGGAACTGGCTGCGCTTCGCCACGCGCAGGCGACGGGCCAGACCGAACTGGATTTCGACGGTCCGACCTATGAGTCCTCACACGACTGCGCTCGGCTCACGGGCCAAACGCGGCGGGTGCACCAGGCCATGCTCGCCGCGTCCTACCTGGGCCAATGGCTCACGCTGTCGGAGATCCGGGAACGGACGGGAGACCCGGAGGCCAGCATATCGGCCCGGCTCCGGGACCTGCGGAAGGACAGGTTTGGGGGTCTGGAAATCGAAAAGCGGCGGCGCGGGGAGGCGAGCCGGGGGCTGTGGGAGTACCGCCTTGCAGGCCCGCTCCAAGCGTCCTAGGTTGAAATGTCGCCCGGCTCCTACAGGTGAGGAGTTTTCTCATGAGCGCACATAGGCCCACCCGGCCAGTCTTGGACCGACTCCTCTCTCGGATCGGGCGACATCCAGGGCTGCGTCCGGGTGGGTCGTTTTTTGTTCACGGTGGGGAGGCTACATGATTGCCGTCCGTAATTGGCAGAGGTTTCAGCACTATAAAGACCGGAGCCCGCCATGGATCAAGCTCTACCGGTCCCTCATGGACAACCCTGATTGGGCCCGCCTGGAGGACTCCGCCGCACGTCTGTTGGTGGAGCTCTGGCTCCTGGCCTCAGAGTACGAAAACGGAGAAATCCAGTTATCCACAGTGGATTTACAGTGGAGACTCAGGAAACAAGACGCGGGCACAGTGCTAGACAACCTCCAACAGCTTATAAAGCATGGGTTTATAGAGTCGGACGAAATCACTATAGATGGTGTTCGCGAGCAGGATGCTAGCAACGTGCTATACCAGAGGGAGAGGGGAGAGGCAGAGGGAGAGACAGAGAAGAGACAAAAACAAAGCGAGAAATTGTGCGCTTTTGAAAAAGAGTTTTCCACATTCTGGGATCGCTATCCGCTCAAGGTAGGCAAGAAGGCCGCACTGAAGGCGTACCAGGCGCGGAGGAGGTCCGGGGTGACGGCTGAGGAAATCCTGGAGGGCTTGAGCAAATACCTGGCCTACAAGACGGCCACCGCCGAACGCCATCACAATCCGGCGACGTTTCTGGGGCCGAACGAATGGTTCCGGGAAGCGTGGGACGTGCCTGCGGCGAAAAGGGCGATGGACGGGGGGAACGGTCGGCCGGAGAACGAGCCGGTCCTGGACAAGAAGTTCACCCGTCCGTTCGAGCCAGTGATTACGGAGCGGAAGCGTGGTGCGGAGGGCGACGGCGGGAACGTGCAGATTCATTTACCGGAGGGGCCGTGAAACTCATTGCTTTCGATCCCGGGTTCGACGTGACGGGATGGGCTATTTTCAATCCGTGCCGGCCGCCCGACACGTTGCAAAGCGCGGTCGGCGCGTTGAGCGAGTGCGGGGAAATACGGACCGAACTCGGCGACTCGCACCCTCAGCGGATTTCCCATCTCGGGTCTCAGGTCCATTTTCTGCTCACGATTCACAACCCGGATTTTGTCGTCCTCGAGTTGCCGGCTTACGAGGGGGATTACGGCAACGACCGGAGAAGGAGGCCGGGGGTCAACAAACTCTATATGGCCATCGGCGCCATCATGGCTCATACGCACGGCGAGAGGGTGGTGACGGTCAAGGCGCCAGGCCAGGCAAAGAGTTTCCGGCATGAGTTGCTGGCGAGCGCTGCTCGGATGGCAGAGGTGGAATTGCCGGAGGGGCCAAGGGGCGGGGTGCGGGAGGACGCATGGGACGCGGTGTGGGCCGGATGTTCTGTGCTGCTGGAGAAGGGCCCGCTGATTTTTGGTGCTGGTGGCGTTCGGGGCCAGTGATGGCTACTGTCAGGGACGGCCACCAGTCGAGGGCTCCGGGTGCAAGCGGGCCGCATCGGACAGCATGGCCCGGAGCGGCGAATAGAATCGGGAGTGTGACCCCCAGGATCTCGCCCTGCCCGTTGGGACTCCACCTGGGCACCCGTGAAGACGCCACCTCGGCTGGTGAACACGACGGATTACGGAGGCACGTATGAGCACATGCATTCGCTGGTTGCGCTGGTATTGGTACCGCCTGGCCATCAAGAGGCGCTTGCGGGAGGTGCTCGGGTAGCGTCGGCGTTGCGTTGCGGGCCCTTTCTTGGTATTTATCGGTAGATTGGGTGACGGAGCGAGATGCCGCATGGGGTTTACCGACAAACAACGCCGATTCGTGGAGGAGTACCTGGTGGACCTCAACGCCACCCAGGCTGCCATCCGTGCCGGTTACTCCGAAAAAACTGCTGGGAACATCGGTTTCGAAAACCTACAAAAACCGGAAATTTCCAAGGAAATCCAGGCCGCAATCGCTGAGCGGAGCGAGCGAACCCAGGTCACACAGGATCGTGTAATCTCCGAACTCGCCCGAATCGGGTTTTCGGATATGCGCGATTTTGCTCGTTGGGGCGAAGGCGGGGTGAGGCTCCTTGAGAGCGAGGACCTGGCCGAAGATCATGCCCGCTGCGTGGCGGAGGTTTCCCAGTCGATTTCTGACAGCGGTGGGTCGCTTCGCTTCAAACTCCACGACAAGGTGGGGGCGCTGCGAGACCTCGGGAAGCACCTCGGCATGTTCACCGAGAAGCACGAGCATTCCGGGGACATTCGGATCCAGGTGGTCTATGACGACGAGTGAGGCCGTCACGGAAGCGACCGTCCGTCTCCGCCGACCCCACGCCCAACAGCGGGCTTTCGTCGATTCCAACATCAAGCGCATCATTCTCCGGGCTGGTCGGCGCGGCGGGAAGACCGTCGGCATTGCCATTCTGGCCATCAAGCGGTGGCTGGCCGGTCGCCGGGTACTCTATGCTGCGCCTACCCAGGACCAGGTGGACACTTTCTGGTGGGAGGTTATCCGGGCTCTCGGCGAATTGATTGACCGGGGCATCGTCTACAAAAACGAGTCGAAGCACCTGGTGGAATTCCCGGGGACAAAGCGGCGGATTCGGGCAAAGACGGCCTGGAACGCCGACACGCTACGGGGCGATTACGCCGACCTGCTGATCCTGGACGAATGGCAACTCATGGACGAGCAAGCCTGGGAGCTGGTCGGTGCCCCGATGCTCCTGGACAATGACGGGGACGCGGTGTTCATCTACACGCCGCCTTCCATTCGATCCCGATCTGTCACCAAGGCCCGGGACCCCCGCCACGCATCGAAGTTGTTCCGGAAGGCCGAAGCCGACAAGACGGGTAGGTGGGAGGCCCACTCGTTCCCATCGCACGAGAATCCCCACATCTCCGCCACCGCCCTGGACGAGTTGGCCGAGGACATGACCAGCCTCGGCTACCGTCAGGAGATACTTGCCCAGGACCTGGACCAGGTGGAGGGGGCGCTCTGGACTCTCGAGCAACTTGACCGCGACCGGGTGGAGGAGGCGCCGGACCTGGTGCGGATTGTGACGGCCATTGACCCGAGCGTTACCGGCAGAGAAACGAGCGACGAATGCGGCATTTTGTCGATGGGACTCGGTGAGGACGGCCACGGATACCTACTCGCCGACCGCTCGCTCCGCGCGTCCCCGGGTCGGTGGGCTGAGACGGCCATCGCCCTGCACGAGGATCTGGAGGGGGACCGGGTTGTCGCCGAAACCAACAATGGCGGCGAGATGGTAGAGTTGACCCTACGGGCCGTGAGCGAGACGGTACCCTATGAGGGCGTCTACGCCAGTCGGGGAAAGCGGACCCGGGCGGAGCCGGTGGCTGCGGCGTCTGAGCGGGGCAAGATCCATCATGTCGGCCAATTCGGTGAACTGGAGGAAGAGCTAGTCACCTGGCTTCCCGGGATGCCCTCCCCGAATCGTCTAGACGCCTACGTGTGGGCTGCCACTGCGCTCGGTATCGTGCGCCACCGTGGCCGCCGACCTCGCGTCTGGTACCCCGGCATGGATTCCGCCCTCGATTCCGCCCTCGAGGAGGACGCGGCATGAAGGCACTCGACGCGCTGGCCAACCGGTTCGGCCTTTTTCCAGACGCTGCCAACAACGGCGGCGGCACGAAGGCGGCGGGCTCCGGTGTGGATTTCGTCGGGAGCCCCAACTGGCGGAATGTCTACCGGTTCGACCAGGTGGCGGACCCCGACGCCGACGAGTTGACGCTGGCGATCGCCTACCTGACCAGCGCCTACGCCTTCACGGCCATCGACTTCCGGGCCCGCTCGCTGGCAGAGGCATCGCTGCGGGTGGTCCTGGAAACGGGCGACGGAGACGAGGAGCTCCCGGACCATGAGATCCAGAGTCTTCTCGACGAGCCGAGTCCGGATTTCGATTTCGGCGAATTGATCTATCTGACCGAGAGCTGGCGGCTCATGACCGGAGGCGCCATCTGGCTGAAGATGATGGACGGCGCGGATAGGGTGGGCCGCTTGCTTCCGTTTTCTGCCAACGAGTTTGGGACACATGCCGACCCTGGCGAAGGGCTGATCTACGGCCGGTACCGAATCACTACCCGGTCCGGACCGAGAGATTACCGACCGGAGCAGGTCGTCCATTTTCGGGAGACGAATCCGCAGTCCTGGCGCCAGGGCGTCAACCGTCTGGACGTGGCGCTTTCTTCGCTGGACCTGGGCCACCAGGTGGATCACATGGTCCGGAACATGGCGAAAAAGGCCCTGTTTCCGGGTGGCGTCATTTCGCCCCACCAGGACTGGGATCCGGATGACGACGAGTTTGATGCCTACGTGAACGCCGTTGAGGCGTTCCACTCCGGCCCTGCCAGTGCAGGCAAGCCGCTCGTCCTTCTGGGCGGGACGCAATTTTCGACCACCACCCAGCGGCTGCGGGACATGATTCCGTCGGAGATTCTGGATCGGGTGGAGGCGAATGTGGGCGGGATCTTCGGTGTGCCCCCCGTCATCCTGGGATGGAAGGTGGGGCTGGAAAATTCTCCGTGGAGCCAGATGGGCGAGGCCAGGAGGATGGCCTACGAGGACACGGTGGAGCCCCGCTGGCGGGACGTCGAGAGGCGGGTCACGCGCTCGCTGGTCTCACCCGAAGACCGGGCGCGGGGGGTGCGAGTGCGCTTCGACACCTCCGAGGTGCGGGCGCTGTTCGATGACGACAAGCTTAAGGCCGAGGTTGCCACCAGCCTCCGCGGCGAGTGGACGCTGGACGAGAGGCGGGCCTATACCGGCCAGGAGCCCATCGGCGGCGAAGAGGGTGCACAGATCGGCAGTGCGGTGGCCGCGAGTCCGTTCGGCGAAATGGCGAGCGATCGGTCACTGGAGTTCAAGGGCCGGAGCGAAAAGGCGATTCAGTGGCTGATTTTCGACGGGTCGTGCAAGGCCAGCGAGCGGAGTTGGGAGCGGGAGGTGGCAAAGGGCCTTTCTGACTGGAAATCTGCCATCGGGCGGCTGGGCGAGAAGCACCTTCGGGACGCCAAGGAAATCCGGCCCACCTCCGGTGAAAAGTTTGTGGACGCTGTGGGCGACTGGCTCAAAAAGACGGGCATCCCGCTGATGAGAACACTCGTCTACCCGCTTGTCTTCTCCACTGCCGAGAAGGCCGTCAAGCAAGTCGCCGGCAAGGTCGGCTTGGCGTTCGATGTGTTTGAGCCGGGTGTTTTGGAGTACGCCGAGCGCGAGGCTGAGTTTCTCGCGGGAGTCATGGGCTCAACGACGGGCCAGAAGGTGGCCGAGACGGTCCAGAAAGGCCTCGCTGAGGGAGACCTGGTGCGGGACCTGACCAAGCGCCTGGAGGATTCGGCGGCGTTCAGTCGTAGCCGCGCTAAGCTAGTCGCCAGGACCGAGACGACGCGGGCATGGAACGGCGCCCAGCGCTCCGGAATGAGCAGGTACCAGAAAGCCGCTGGGAAGGTTGTCATGAAGACCTGGCTCAGCGCCCAGGACGACCGGGTGCGCGACGAGCACATGGACTTGGACGGGATGCAGATTCCGGTTGACGACGAATTCCCGAATGGCCTCACGGAGCCCGGAGAGCCGAACTGCCGGTGTACTCTGACGTACGCGATTTCTGACCTGCTGGAGGACTAGAGATGGCCAAGAAAAAGGCGCAAAGCCTCGTGACTCGCTTCGAGGTCAAGGCGTTCGATGATGCGGACCGGACGTTTTCCGGTCTTGCCGCAACTTACGACCTGGATCTCGGCGGGGACATCATCGAAGCCGGCGCGTTCAAGCGGACGCTGAAAAACTGGCAATCGTCGAAGAACGTGCTTCCCCTCCTGGACTCCCACAACGGCCACTCCGTGCGAAACGTCGTGGGCAAGATGGTCGAGGGCGAAGAGACGGACGAAGGGCTGCTTTCCACGTTTGAGGTCATTGGCGGTCCGGACGGTGACGAGATTTTTCGCCGAGTGAAGGGTGGGTACGTGGACGGCCTGTCCATTGGATACTCCGCGGTCAAGGTCCGGTACCCCGACACCGAGGAAGAGCGGCAGAAAGGGATCTGGCGCTACCTGGAGGAGGTCAAGCTCCACGAGGTGAGCGTCGTCCTCTGGCCCATGAACCCGGAGGCCAGGATTGATACGGCCAGCGTCAAGGCCATGATCCTGGCCCTCCAGAGCTCCGAACTCAGGGACGACGATCGGGCTGAGCTCAAGGCTTTGCAATCTCAACTCCGCGCACTCCTGGCAGGCCCGGGACCCGCGCCCGAGGTGTTGGCCTCGATCCGCATGAAGCGCCTACGCCTCAAGCTCCAGCGACTCGCCACCCGCTCCGGCGACGGAGGCGGCTCGGCACTCGTGGGGTGACTGAAGAAGACAAACTCACCACCCCGAGAGGGAGGAAACGACGATGAAGGACCGCATGGAACAGAAGCGGAAGGACCTCAAAAGTCTTCTGGATGAGCTGGACGCCTTCCAGGCGAAGGAGGATCCGACCCAGGCCGAAGCCGACGCCATGGACGCCAAGGCGGATGAAGCGCTGTCCCTCCAGGAGGAGATCGGCGCTTATGACGCCAGACAGGCCAAGGTCGCCAAGGCCCGGGAGCAGGGAACGAAGCTGGTGGACCCGGTGCTGCCCGGCGACGGCCAGCCGGACCCGAACAAGAGCGACCCGTCCGCCGGGCGGGAGATTGCCGGCTACATCACGCCCTCGAACCTGGCCCTGGCGCTGGGCAACCTCAAGGACCTGGCCCGCACGCCTCGGGGTGTGCAGCGGACGATCCTCGGCACGGACGACGCCAACCTCGGCCTCATGTACCGGCCCAGAAAGGGCGGCCAGCCGCTCGTCGCGCTGAACCGAAAGCAGCGTCAGGTGGTCATGGAATCCAAGGCCGTGCCCACCATCGACGCTTGGACAGACTTCGGCGTGATCGAGCCCGACCGGGTGGAGGACCTCGTGCGGGTGACGGAGCATGACGAGCTGGTGCTCCGGGACGTGCTCAACATCCAGCCCACCACGTCGGACACGGTGTACTGGACCCGGATCAGCTCCTACACCCGCGCGGCCGACCGGACGGCGCACGGTGCCGAGAAGCCCGAGGCCGCAATGGCTCTGGACGCTCAGTCCAAGCCGATAGACACAATTGCTGTGTGGATCCCGGTCCAGGACCAGCAGCTTTCGGACCTACCCGCCCTCTCCGGCATCATCAACGTCGAACTCCTCTACGACGTTGAGAAGCGCGTCGAGGAGCTGGTCGTCTGGGGAGATGGTGTCGGCTCGAACTTCCTGGGCCTCGCTCAGGATCCGGCCATTCAGGCGATTCGCCACGAGGCTGGAGACACAGACATCGACCACGCCCGGCGGGCCATCACCGACATTCGGCGCGATGGCTACCGGCCCAACGTCATCATGATGGATCCGCTGGACTGGGAGAACGTGGTGCTGCAGAAGGCCACGGACAACAACTACATCTGGGTCGTGGTGACGATGCAGGCCCAGAAGCAGCTATGGCAGGTGCCCGTCGTGGAGACGGTGGCCTGTGAGGACACGCTGGACACCGGAGCCCGGGTCATGATCGTGGGTGACGCCCGGATGGGCTCGACGCTCTATGACCGGATGCAGGCCGAGATCAGCGTCGGCTGGATCGACAGGCAGTTCGTCGAGAACCAGCGGACGATCCTGGCCGAGTGGCGCGGTCAGTTCGCCACGAAGCGCCCGGACGCCTGGAGGGTCAGGGAGACGAGCGCTGGAACCTCCTGACTCTGACGCCTGACCAATTCAACCGGGATGGGGGGGTCCACCCCCCCACCCACAACCTCGGGGGCGAAAACGGTGTTGAGGGCGGAAGAGATCGCCAAAGCGAAGGAGCGACGGGCGGAGCAGTTTCGCGAGGAGGCTAAAACGGCCAGCGCACGCGAGGCGCACCGGGCACTCGACCGGGCAAGAACCCTGGACGTTCGGGCCGAGCAAGCGCGGCGCAATGTCTACGCTCTCAAGCAAGCGGGCCTCCCAAGCGGCTGCGGGCCGAATAGCTTTCGGTGCCCCCAGGCCCGAAACATGAGAATCGAGACGCCGGAATGCTGCAAGCGGTGGATCCGCGAAATATTGGCTGGCATGGCTGGCCTGCTGGACGACCTTGACTGCACCTGGTGGGTCGATTATGGCACGCTTCTTGGCGCCGTGCGCGAGGGCGGGCTGATTTCGTTCGACAAAGACTCGGACCTCGGCATGATGGCCGACGACAGGGAAAAGCTGTTGGGCGCATTCGGTCGCATAAAAGACGAGCTCGGCTACTGGCCGACCTACGCCAAGGGCGCTCACGGGAAGCGGTTCCGAACCGGCGACCGCGTAAAGGTGCGGCTCAGTCAGCGAAACAAGACCAACACAGACATTTTCATCTGGAATCGTCGGCCCGGGGGGATGCTGGACCGCGCCCACTACATCGGTGCCGACGTGTTCAAGGGGCGCGAGTTTCCGGAGGCGTGGCTCTACGCGCCCGGCACGGATCTGTCCGAACCGGAACGGCCGTTGCTTCCCCGCGCCGACTTTGACGGGATCAGCGTGGCCATTCCGGCCCAGGCCCGCAAGCTGGTGGCCTATCGGTACGGGCCCGATTGGGAAACGCCGCAACGGGCGAAACATCCTCCCGGGCCCAGGGGCTCGTTTGAGGAGTGGCTTGAGGCCGGGGGCGAGCGATGAAGAGTCTCAGCGGTCTGGTGCGCGGAAAGACGGTGGCCATCGTGGGTAGGGCGGGGTCGATCGAGGGTACTGGACACGGGGCGGCCATAGATCAAGCGGACGTGGTGATTCGCATCAATTGGGTCCTGCCCATTCCAGCGCCTCGCGTGCAGGACGTCGGTAGTCGCACGGATCTCGTGTATCACTGCAAGCGGGCCAGGACGGCGAAGAAGAGGGCGCAGGATGCGGGCGTCGAAACCTATCGCGTGAGTGGGAAGCGCCGGAAACGAGAGGCCCGCCGCCACTTCAAGAAGGGAAAAGTGTTTCGTCCGACGACCGGGATGGTGTGCATCTTGGAGGTGCTTCGTTGTAACCCGCGCCAGATTCGTCTGTACGGTTTCGACGTGTTCCGGAGCGGCCACATACAGGAGCGGTTTCCCGAGAGTGACGATTACTCGAAGCCCCTGAAGTGGGACCACAACCCGACAGAAGAGCGCCGGGCTCTGGCACGAATCGTGGCCAGGAACCCCAAGGTCGTCCCGGACAAGATCCTGCAGGAGGCGCTCCGATGACCTGGGGCCGCGTGCTCGCGCTGCACATCCGCCAGACCGAAAACGTTGGCGATCGTGCGTCGAGCCCGGCCACATATCTGGATTTTGGGGGCCGGGTAAAAACCATGGACGTGGGTCGCTACCTGAAAAACCCTCCGACATGGGTGCCCGACCTCCTGGTCGTCGGCGGCGGGGTGTGGAGGCACGATTACCAGGCGATCAGCAAAAGGCCGGAGCTTGCAGGCACGGCCAAGGTTGCGTGGGGGGTCGGTGTGAGCAGACAGAACCTTTCCCGCTCGCCGCTGGACGCGCATGTGAAAAAATCGGAAGGGTGGGATATGTATGCCCATCGCGACGTCGGGCTGGAGGGGCGCTTTCTTCCCTGCGCATCGTGTCTCCATCCGGCGTTTGACGATCCACCCGCGCCTTCTCACGAGGTCGTCTATTTCGCGCATCACTGGCTGGCCCCCCTTCCCGCGTGCAGGGGGATCGGCCCGTATCGCACGAACCGGAGTGACTGTATCGAGGAGGTGGTGGACTTCTTGGCATCGGGTGAGGTGATCGTCACCAGCTCGTATCACGGCGCTTACTGGGGGCGGCTCCTCGGGCGCAAGGTGGCGATGATCCCGAGGGCGTCCAAGTTTTTCCACCTGCCGCCTGCGCCGGTATCGCTGGCCGAACACCGGGAGTTGCACCATCGCTACCGCGCTGAGGTGCGGGCTTTGATGGAGGCGGACGTATGAACCGGCCTCCTGGCGTATGGGTGACGGGCCCCTCTCGGAGCGGAACGTCTTTGACGGCCGGCCTTTTTGCGGCCCACGGCGTGTTCTGGGGACGGAAGTCCTGTGAGGCGGAAATGCCGGCGGATCGCCATAATCAGCGAGGCTATTACGAGCACCCGGAAATCGTGCACCGCCTTAAGGACCGAGACTTTTCCGACTGGCCGGAAGCCTGGTGGGCGGCGCTCCGTGCGGATGGATGGGACGGCGAATCGCCGTGGGGGTTCAAGCGGGGACCGGCGGCGGCGGATTGGGTCAGGCCGCTGCGTCCGTCTATCGTAGTAGTCACCCACAGGCCCGCCCGCCAGGTGGCAGAGAGCCGAAGGCGCTGGAAGGGTCGGGCGTCCATTTCCACCATGCGCAAGACTGAGCGCAGGATTCGCGAGGCTCTGAGGACGTTCTTTCGCCCGGTGTACCGCGTAGACACGGCCGAGCTCGTGCGGGGAGATTATTCCGGCATTCGCCCGGCGTTTGCGGCCCTGGGCGTCCAGTTTTCGGAGGCCATCGCGGAAGAGTGGATTGATCCGTCGCTATGGAATCGGGGGTCGCCATGAGTCCGACCGTGGCCTGCGTCCTCCGCTCCTCGCCCGCATTTTCGCGGGACTATGTGGTTCGGCTTTTTGAGTCGGTCCGGGAGCACTGGACCGGCAAGTTGGATTTTTTGGCGCTGACCGACACGCCCATTCGCCATCCGGGCATTCGTGAGATCGGCCTCCGCTACGATTGGCCAGGGTACTGGAGCAAGCTGGAGTTTTTTCGGCCCGACGTTTTGGGAGACCTCTTGATTTTTGACTTGGACACCATGGTGGTGGGCTCGCTGGACGACATTCAGGCGAACGATCGTCACACCATGCTGCGGAGGTTTCCGCGAAAATACCGTCATGACCTGGCGTCGGGGTTGATGTTTCTGCCAGCGGCCGTGCGGCCAACGATATGGCGCCAATGGATTCAGGATCCCGACCGGTTTATGAAGTTGTACCGCTGGTCTAAAAAGAGCGGTAGGGTGGGTGGAGACCAGGGGTTTCTGCAGGACACCTGGCAGCGATGGGGGATTTCGCCAGAAGCGGACCCGAATTTCGATTATGCCCGGTGGCATCGGCTTGGGATCGCCCGGTGGCAGGAGCTGTTGCCCGGGCAGATATACTCCTACCGCTACCACGTAGCCAAGCGCGGCGCGGTCCCAGCCGACGCCAGAGTGATCTGCTTTCACGGGCGGCCTCGACCCCATGAAATCGGCTGGACCCTGCCGAAAAGGTCCGCCTCATGAAGCCGCCGGTACTGATTACGGGCTGCGCCCGGTCGGGTACCTCGATGGTCTGTGGCGTCCTCCATGCCTCGGGTCTGGATTTTGGGGGACCACTGTACATGAAGCGGCGATCCTACCAACCTCGCGGATACTGGGAGCACAGGACGGTCCGGGAGAAGGTGCTAAAGCCCCTGCTCGTGCGGCTGAAGGCGGACCCCAGGGGCCAGGACCCACTGCCGCCTCGCGTCATTAGGCCTGGCGAGCGGGAGGTGGCCAGATTCCGGCGCAAGGTCAGGAGGGCCTTGGGCGGCGCCGAGGCTTACAAGGACGCGAAAATCCTCCTGACCTGGGAGTATTGGCGCCGATCGTTCCCCTATGCGAGGTGGGTTCTCGTTCGCCGGGAGACGGATGCCATTGTCCGATCGTGCTTGAGGGCGCCCTTCATGAAGCGGCGGCGCACGCGGGCGGATTGGACGGCCTGGGTGGAGGAGCATCGTCAGCGCATGAGCGACTTGCGGCGATCTGGTGCCGATATTTTGGAGATTTGGCCGGACGCCAGTAGGCCATACACGTTTCGTGATCTTGTGATGGAGCTGGGGCTCGAGTACGACGAGGAGCGGGTTAAAGCGGCCCTGGTCCCGAAAGCGTGGCATTCATGAGAGACAGAGAAAGCACTTCGCGCCATCCTCGCGTCGTCTACACGGCGGGCGTCTTTGACTTGCTCCACCGAGGACACCTGAACGTGCTCTGGGCGTCGAAGGCCGTGGGTGACCTGCTGGTCGTCGGGTGCGTGAGCGATACCGGGTGCCACGCCTACAAGGGCCATTTCCCCGCCCAGCACGCCCAGCTCCGCGAGCGGAATATCCGCTCCCTGGAGTGCGTGGATCTGGTGGTGAGCCAGCCCTCCACGGATCCGACCGCCCTCCTGGAGCGCATCCGGCCCGACGTGTTCACCCATGCAGATGGGGGCGAAAACTGGTCACGGCTTCGGGGCCAGGTGGAGGCGTTGGGGATCGAATACCTGGACCTCCCCTATACGGCGGGGATCAGCTCAACCCAAGTCAGGCAGCAACGAAAGCGGAGGTCAGCATGAGTG